CGCCGATGCCGCCGCTGCCGCCGCCGATGCCGCCGCTGCCGCCGCCGATGCCGCCGCCCGTGCCGCCGCCGATGCCGTCGCCTATGCCGCCGCCTATGCCGCCGCCTGGCGCGAGCTCAATCCCAAGCTGGTGGCGCTGGTGGAGCGTGTGCTGGCCATCGTCGACGTGCCCCTGGCCGCCTGACCATGACCGACCTCGCCCAGGACGCCTATGAAACCGCCTATCCCGTCGCCAACATGATCCGCGCAGCCGGGTCGAACCAGGAGCGTGCGCAGCAGCTGCTCAAGCTCAGCGACGCGGCGCTTCTCGGGCATCATGTCGAGATCGAGCTGGCCTGCATCCAGAGTGGTTTCGCGGCCGGGCAGACCTTCCTGGTCTATCGCGTCGCCGCCATGTGCCGCACGCGGGACGCGCATGGCATCCTGCCCGATCCTATTGCCCGCGAGCTCGAGGCCTGGCGCCTGACCATGAGCCGGGTCGCTGCCGGCGTGGCGGGGTTGGCGATCACGCCGCCGGACACGGATGTGCCCTATGGCAATTAAGGGCAAGCCGTATCGGTCGATACACCAGCGGGAGCTCGAGCGGATCGAGGCGCGTCGCGTGGCCGCCGGCGTGACCCTGGCCGAGCTCTGCGACAAGTCGCAGGTGTCGCAGGCGACCTATCGGCGGATGCGCGGATCCGGCCGGGCCTTCAAGCGCCATGTCAATGCCCTCTCCATGGCGATGCGGACGCTCGAGGGCGAGCGCCGGCGCGACGATGAGCTGTTTCCCTTCGGGGCAGGCCGATGAGCCTGGTGCGGGAGCGGGCGACGATCGGGATGCTGCAGGTGGTGCGGGCGATCGTCGCCACCTCGACCATTCCCGAGGACCGCCAGGTCACCGCCGGGCTCTACCTGCTGGTGACCTGCTGCAACGTGCCGGGCGCCCTGGCGGCCCGCGCCTATGGCTGCAGCAAGCAGAACATTTCCAAAGCCATGCGGGCCGTCGAGTGGCGCCGCGAGGACCCCCAGTTTGATGCCGAACTCGCCCGGCTCGAGGCGATCTTCTCACAAGGATAGTCCCCCATGTCCAAGCCCAAGACCAACCTGGCCGTCGTCGATCCCGACCTCGATGCCGCCGCAGCGGCGGTGGCCGAATCCGCAAGACAGTCCGCGCCGCTGGTGCAGCGCCTGGCGACACATCGCGACCGCGTCGACCTGGCGCTCAAAGAGCTCGAGAGCGAACGGTTCGAGCTGATTTCCCGCCGCGACCTGCTGCGCCGCCAGGTGGAAGCCGTCGAGCAGGGGCTGGCCATGCATATCGAAGACATCGAGGCCACGATGCGGCTCTATGAGAGCGGCCTCAACGCGCAGCCTGCGTCCGGACAGGACCAGCAGCCATGAACCTGATCCTCACCCCCGAGCAGAAGGCGCTGCGCCTGGTGCAGCGGCGCCATAGCGAGGAGGGCCAGATGGCCCTCACCAGCCGGGCGATCGGCCGCGCCGTCGGCGCGATCAACCAGGACCTGGTGGAGGAGGGCTGCCAGCCCTCGTTCACGGCGGTGCTGGGCGCCCTGGGCAATGCCCTGGCCGAGCACCTGGCCAAGCTCGACGATCCGCGCATGCGCGCCCGGCTGGTCAATTCCATGGCGACCGAACTGCCGCTGCAGGTGGAAACCCGCGTGCAGGCTAACGAGGGGAGGGGCTGATGCGCGGTTCTCCCAAGCCCCTGACGATCGACGGCGTCGACTATGTGAGCAAGACCGCCGCCATCATGACCTTCTCGGCATTGGGCATGCCGCAGCGCGAGATTGCCATAAAGGTCGGATGCACCATCAACTCGGTGGGCTCGGTCGTTTCGGCAAAGAAGAAGGCCGCGGCAAAGGCCAGCGGTGCGCCGGAGACGATGCCAGGGCTCTGGACCCCCGAGAAGCGCGACAAGGTGCGGCGGCTGTTCGGCCAGACCATGATCCTGATCGCCGACGCGGTGCAGGTGCCGCCGGCCGAGCTGCTGACCTATGTGCTGCATGGGGCGATCCCGCCCAGCCAGGCGATCAAGGATCCCGGCGATATCCGCTGGACTGGTGAGCAGCAGCAGCTGCCGGCGCCGCCAGCCGATGATGAGCCGGATGCGCAGATCCTGCCGCGCGAGGCCTTCGAGGCGTCGGACACCGATCCGGACATCGTCGAGGCCGATGACCTGGTGGTGGAACCCGATCGCGATGAGGACGAGGCGGAGCTGGCACGGCTGGCCGCGCTCGAGGAGCCGGAGGTGGCGCCGCCGGCGCCGGCGCGATTTCCGGCGGCCGATCCGGGGCCGGTGGCGGAGCCGCCTGTAGGGGCCTGGCTCTACCGGCTCAAGAACGAAATGGGCGAATACCTGCACAAGTCCGGCAAGGGCATGACGCGGGCACTGCCCAGTGCGTGGACTGGTACCAGCCAGCAGCTCGAGGAAATCCTCAAGCGGCACCCGCACCTCAAAGAACTCGATGAGCAGCGCTGCAAGTAAATGCCGATCAGCCCCGCCAACATGCTGCTCTATCCTGGTGGATCGATCCGCTCGCCTGAATGGCTGGCGATCCGCGAGCGCATCCGGCTGCGCGCAGCAAACCGTTGTGAGGAATGCGGCGTGCCGAACTGGGCAATCGGAGGGCGCGCTCCCGATGGCCGCTTCCTGCCAAATGAACCCAAGGGAACCAAGGGCCTGGGGCTGGACTGGCCGAGCCCGGGGCAGGACGCCTGGCTGCAGGGCCACCTGGTCAAGATCATCCGCATCGTGTGCACCGTGGCACATGTCGATGGGGCCCTCACTGATCACAGTGATGCCAACCTGCGCTTCTGGTGCCAGCGTTGCCACAACCGCCATGACGCGCAGCGACGGGCGGCCAACGCTGCCGAGACCCGCCGGCAGCTGCAGGCGATCGGCGACCTGCTGGCTGGTGCACCATGACCCGCTTCTCCGTCGCCAAAGACCTGGTGGTGATGAACCTCGGCTCGATCGTGCCGGAGCTGTTCGGCGGCGGGCCCAAGCAGAGCAAGGAGCTGGCTGGCCGGCGCGGCTGGCAGGTGACCAACAAGTGGCGCCCGGGGGCCGACCTCAGCGAAATGAAGGTGTGGCCCGGGGGCGCGTTCAAGGACTTCAACAGCGGCGAGAAGGGCGACGCCATGGACCTGGTCGCCTTCGGGCTATCGGGCTTCATCAACAAGGACAGCCGCATGCAGGCGCTGGACTGGGTGGAGAACCGCTTCGGCATCAAGACCATGCCACCGGGCAAGCTCGAGGAGATCCAGCGCCAGGGCGAGGAACGCCGGGCGCAGATGGAAGTGGCTGCAGCGGCCGACAACAAGGAAGCCCGGGAGAAGGCGCGCAAGGCCTTCTTTGGCGCGCAGCAGGAGCTCGAGGGCACGCCGGTCGACACCTACCTGCGCGGCCGCGGCATCGACCTGCGCGCCATTCCCAACCTCGCCCGGCGATCGTTCCGCTATCGGCCGGACTGCGATTACTGGCCGGCCCGGGAATTCGGCGCCGGCATCAAGGAGAGATCGTTCCCCGGGCTGCTCAGCGCCATGGTCGACGGCCGCGGGCAGCTGGGCGCGGTGCATTACACGCTGGTGGAGCCGGACGGTTCGGGCAAGCTCGACACGCTCAGCCGCGGGTGGGTCGACGCGAAGCCGGACGGGCGGATCAAGGGCAAGTCGGCCAAGCTGATGTATCCGGACACGCTGGGGCTGGAGATCCGCGTCAGCTTTGGCAGCAGCGGCATGGGCGCCGAAGATGCGGCGGCCAATGGCGTGGTCAGCTGGTTCGGCCATACCGAGGGCATCGAGGACGCGCTGACGATCGCGCTGGCGGATCCCGAGCTGCGCATGCATGCGGCGGGCTCGCTGAGCGGCTTCCTCTCCGTGCCCGACCATGCGGCGGCCGAGGGGCACCTGCTGTTCCGCGACAATGACTGGGACAAGCCCCAGGCGGTGGAGCTGTTCGAGCGCGGGCACAGCCATTTCAAGAGTTTCGGCAAGCCCGTGGAGGTGGTGGCCATGCCCGCCGCCTGGGGCAAGGACGCCAACGATGTTCTCAACTGGAAAGGACCAGGGACATGACGATGAATTTTGGTGAAGCGATCGAGGCGTTGAAAGCAGGCAAGCGTGTCGCGCGGACGGGGTGGAACGGTAAGGGAATGTTTCTGGTGTTCGTACCCGGAACTCCTGATGCACAGTTGCGCGAAGGCACGCCGTATTCAAACGCGCTGCCTCTCGACAAGGCTGTGTCGATCAATCCGCACGTCGACATGTTCACTGCGGATGGGAAGATGCAGCCTGGCTGGCTGGCATCACAGACCGACATGCTGGCCGACGATTGGCACGTGCTGGAGGCGGCATAGCCATGAACCTGCTCGAGATCCATGCCGTCAGCTTCGCCACCCGCATCGGCCAGGTGGCAGCCGCCGAGATATCGGGATGCCTGGCGCCGGACTATGCCGACTTCCCGACCCCAAACGAGACCTGGTTCGATCCGACCAGGGGCATGCCGGACGATGAAGGCGCCGCCGTTGATGAAGTCGCGGGCCGCCTCGAGGTGCTCGACAAGTTGGGCGAGTATGTCTGCAAGAACCAGGTGGAGGCCGGCGAACGCCTCTATCGGTATGCGACCGGGCAGCACGTCGTCATGCCGATCGGCGACTGGGCCGCGCTCAGCTTCGAGCAGCGCCAGCCCTGGGAGACGTTCACCAGCTGCTGCCGGCAGGCCTTCAATGACCTCAAGGCAGCGCAGCTGGCCATACTCGATGTGCGCCGCGCCGCGGCGGCCCAGGCGCCGGCGGGGCTCAAGCGCGAAGACAGCATCTTCGAGGAGGTGGAGGACACGTTCACCTTGCGCCCCGAGGCGGTGGAATTCCTCAAGCTCAGCCCGATCTATGAGCGCGGGCAGGACGCGGAGCGGCAGCGCCTGGCGCAGGTGGCACAAGACCAGATGCGCGCCGACGCCGAGGCCGAGAACGCGCAGTGGGATCTCGACAAGGCAGCGTTCAACGGCGCCAACCCGGCCAAGTTCGACCATGACGGGGATGGCAAGGCCGGTGGGTCGCGCCGGCGCCGGACGAAGCCCGCACCCCTGTCGGTGGGTGAACAGCCGGTGCGGCCGCCGCGCAATCGGGGCGGCCGGGGCAACAAAAAGACGCCGGCGAGCTGATCCACCCAAATCAGTGCGCACAATTGAGCGCTCAAATGTCAACCGGCGACCCCCCGAAACGGCCGCCGGCACACCCTGACCAACCCCTGTCGAGATTTTTTTTGTGACCACGACAACTCCCGATATCGAGACAGGCCAGAAGCGGATCCGCGCCATCACCACGGCGGCGCGGCAGAAGGCGACCATCAAGGCGAAGTCGTCGCCCAAGAAATGGCCGCCCAAGGGCGAGGCCTATGAGGGCGTGCTGCCCGGGCAGTGGAAGTTCAAGGGGCCATGGGACGATACCGGGCATCTGCCCGAGGACTGCCCGGTGCGGCCGCTGGGCTATGAGGGCGAGAATTACTTCGTCGTCGACACGCTGGGCCAGGTGTTCAACACCGGCGACAAGGCCATGGGCGTGGAGCGGCTGCAGAAGCTGTTCGCCGGCCATGAGGGCTTCCTGACCTGGGCGTGGCCAAGCTTCGCCAAGGAAGGCGTGGTCACCAACTTCAAGGCGGAGGAGGCCCGGCGCGACCTGTTCGCCGCCTGCGCCGAGCGCGGCCCATGGAACATGACCGACCAGGTGCGCGGCCGCGGCGCCTGGCTCGACGATCGGGGCCGGCTGATCCTGCATTGCGGGGATGTTCTCTACTTCGACGGCCAGGAGGAGGGGACCGGCGAGCTGGGCGACCACTTCTATGTGCGCCGGCCGAGCGCGATCCGCCCCTGGGAGCACGCGATCGACGACGTCGCCGACAACCCGGCCGTCGAGATCGTCAATGCGCTGCGCACCTGGAACTTCGTGCGCGGCGACGTCGACGTGATGCTGGCCATGGGCTGGATCGGCGTGGCGCTGATGGGCGCGGCGCTGGACTGGCGGCCATCGGTGTTCGTGGTGGGTGATGCCGGCAGCGGCAAGTCCGAGCTCAACAAGCTGCTCAAGACCATCATGGGCCGCTTCATGATCGCCACTACCAATGCGACCTCTGCCGGGCTCTACCAGATCGTTGGGCATGACGCGCTGCCGATCGCGATCGACGAGCTCGAGGGCGAGGACGGCCAGGACCAGGCGGCGCAGATCATCAAGATGGCGCGCGACGCGGCCTCGGGCTCGATCCGCATCCGCGGCGGCGCCAACCACCAGGGCGTGGAATTCCAGGCGCGATCGGCATTCTGGTTTTCGGCGATCAATCCGCCGCCGATCAACCCGGCCTCGATGTCGCGCCTGGCGCTGCTGCAGCTGCGCCCGCTCAGCGACGCGGCCGCCAAGGTGCCGGCGCTGAAGAACCCGGAGACGATCGGCCCGAAGCTGCTGCGCCTGGTCGCCGACCGCTGGCTGGGCTTTCCCGACCTCTATGAGGAATATCGGGACGTACTGCGCGCCAATGGCCATGACAGCCGCGGGCAGAACACGTTCGGCACGTTCCTGGCCGCGGCGCATCTGCTGCTGGGCGACGAGGGCATGGACGAGGCCAAGCTGCCCTGGGAGAACCTCGAGCACTGGGGCCGCATGCTGGCGGCCGACAGCGCGCCGGAAGTATCGGGCAAGACGGCGAACTGGGCGCGCTGCATATCCGAGATCCTCACCAGCCAGGTCGACGCGTGGAACAAGGGCGAGCGCCGCACCATCGGCCAGATCCTCGAGGACGTGCTCGAGGAGAAGGACCTGATGAACCTGGGGAAGGCCAACCAGCTGCTGGCGATCGCCGGGCTCAAGATCATGGAAAAGGGCGTGGTGGGCGAGGGCCTGGGGCTGTGCGTTCCCAAGGACGGCAAGGATGTCGGCAAGATATTCATGGACAGCAGCTGGGGCGGCAAGGGCGGCACCGGCAGCTGGGGCTGGGCGCTGGCGCAGGCGCCCGAGCATATCGTGCACAAGAAGGTGCTGATGAAGTCCGGCAAGGGCGACGCGGGCAAGGTGGACAACCGGACGCGCATCGCCGGCGTGCAAAGGCGGTGCGTGTTTATCAGCCTGGCGGATCTGCGCGCCTGGCAGGATGAGGAGAAGTAGGGATGACTAAGTCAGTGCGTGAGCTCGTCATCGAACTGGGCAAGACACAAGCACAGCTCGCAAAGGTATTGGGTTCACGAAGTCGTGCCTCTGAACTGTTGGCCGGCCAGAGGGTGCTGTCAAAGTCGATGATGGCGAAGATCAACAAAGCCTGGGGTGTGCCGTTGGATGATCTCATGCCACTCGCGCTCAAGGCGCGGGGTTCGTGATGGACGAGGACGTGCTGCGCGCGGCTTTTCAGGCCCATACCGAGGGCCAGCCGATGTTCACCAGGCGCATGGCCATCACGATCGGCCTGCAATTCGACGAGCGGCCGAAGATCGTGGTGCTCAACCTCGAGGCGATGGGGCTGCTGCGCCGCGGATCGTGGAAGTGGTTTTCCGAAAATGGCGGCATCACGGCCGACCAGGTCGATGAGGTGAAGCGAGATTTGGAAGGAGTGCATTGATGGCTGACGCCCTCGATGACATCGCGGCCGCGATTGCACAGCTGCAGCGGGCCTTCATGCGCCATGGCCTCGAGCCGCCGAAGTCCATCCGCCTGCCGACGTTCGAAGCCGGCATGAAGGCGCGCCAGGTGCTGCTCTCCTCGCCGAGTGTTTGGCAGAGCGGCAGGGACCTCACGACAGCAACGCGCAGCCTCAGGATCAACGGCTGCGTGGTCTATTGGCCGACGCAACCGGATGGGTGCAGTTTCCGGGATGAACCACATGGCGCGGGCTAGCCCGGAGGCCGGCTTGGCCGGCCGACCAGTCCCGATCGGGCGCGCCCAGGCACCGCCTGGGCGAGGTGACGCCTGCCACGATGCGCGAGCTGGGCCGCGATGTCGCGCGTCGCCGGCGCCGTCGATCGGCTTCCCCATTCCCTCGCCCGCCAGGGCGATGACAAACCTATGCCGGCTGGGCGCAGCCCGGCCGCTTCCGCCTGCCTACCCACACCCCACAACAGCATAGAAATCGGCAGTGCCCATGGCCCGCACCCCATCGCAACACTGCCTTCGTCCGCACCCCGGCCCCTTGGGATGCGAATATGGATCGGTTGACGGCCAGCCGACCCATGCCAGCCTAGTCCATGGCCGATTGCTGAGACAGCCACCCGGGTTCGGGGTGTCACACTGTCTCAGCGCTGTCTCAGGCTAACCGGCTGAACCATAGGGCATAATCGTGATTTGTGACGCAGTGACAGGCGAGACAGCCGATACCCTCACACATACGCGCGCGCGCGCATATGTGACCCTATCCCTTTGTCTCACTGTCACATGTGTCTTTTTCTCTAAATCGGCCAGCACAATCAAAGGCTTGGCGCTGAGACAGCGCCGAGACAGCCTGAGACAAAACCGGGCCGGCGCAAACCCATTAAATATTCGGAACGGGCTGTGATGGCCGGAAATCCTGACCTTTTCGGCCCGGCTGAGCCCTCCGAAGGGGATGAGGTTGGCACGCCGTCGGGGTTTTTCGACGCGGTCGCGGCGGCCGGGGAGAAGCGCGGCGCCGGCCGGCCACCTGGTGCGCGCAACCGGAAGACCGAGGCCTTCGAGAAGTGGTTCTATGCCAGGGGCTATCGCGATCCTGCCCAGGTGCTGGCCGAGATCATCACGATGGACCCGAGGGCGCTGCAGCAGATCGCCCTCGAGGACCGCGTCGCCAGGGGCGAGCTGCAGCAGCTGGGCACCAAGGACGATCCGATCCAGTCGGTGAGCGTGCCCGGCCTGGTCGAGATCATCGACCTGCAGCGCAAGGCGGCGATCGACCTGATGCCCTACCTGCATGGCAAGAAGCCGACCGAGGTGGTGATCACCGATGAGCGCCTGCCCATCCTGGTGGTGGCCAGCGGGACCAACCAGATGGCCGAGGCCATGAAGCTGATCGAGGGCCGGGCAGTGCTGTCGATCGGGCAACCGCTCCAGGGCGACCAGGTCGGGGCCGAAGCCAGCGAAATCAACGACTTAGCGGAGGGCGAGAGGTGATGTCGCACAGACTGCCGTCGCACGGGTGCGGAAAGCGCAGCAGGATCAATGCACTAGGCATAGCTGGCCTCGTCATTGCAAATCACGCGCTCTTGCAGGGGGTCCTGCCTGTTTCGGACATTGCACCTGGTGGAGCTCGACCAGGTCGCATCAGCGATTTCCCCGGGGAATTTTTTGCTCCCCCCGCCCCCCTCGAGGCCTCCCCCGAAAGGGGGGTTCCCCCTCCCCCCTGGGGGGTGCCCCGTGCGCACCGTTCTGACTTTTCGCCTGGGGGCGATCGGCCGAAAACCGGGCCACATGAGGGCCGGGCCGGGGCAGGGGTGGGAAACACTATGCGAGGGCTGGGGAAGTCCGTGCACCGGGTCGGGGACCGGACCAGCGGAGGTCGGGAATGAGCCAGCACATTTCCGACCTGATCAGCCGCGTCGACCTGCGGGAGGCTGCCGAGGAGCGCGTCAAGCTGCTGGCGCTCGAGCTCGACTATATCGGCGATTTCAACCCTTACATGTATGTGCCGCCCGGTCCAGTCGCCCAGGCGTTCCTCAACGACGCGACTATGACGGCCGTGATCATGGGGCCGCTGGGTGGCGGCAAGACCACCACCTGCGTCTTCAAGCGTATCCTGGCAGCGACCAGGGCGCCGATCGCCTGGCACCCCGAGGACAAGATCCCGACGCGCATGTGCCGCTGGATCGTGCTGCGCGATACCTTCCGGTCGGCCGAGAAGACCGTGCTCGAGAGCTGGAAGCAGTGGTTTCCCAAGACCTATCCGGGATCCAAGGCCGAGGGCGGCAACGACCGGCCGTTCCACCATCGGCTGCGCTTCCGCGGCGAGGACGGCATCCGGGTGGAGGCCATCACGGAATTCGCCGGCCTGGGCGAGGACAATATCGAAACCCTGATGAAGGGCCGCGAGTATTCAGGCGCCTGGCTCAACGAGCTCGACACCCACGCCGAGGGCGCGCTCGACGACATGGAGCAGCGCGTGGGCCGGTACCCAATGCCGGACAGCCTGCTGTCGCCGCGCGAGCTCGCTGTGCTCGAGCAGCAGCTGGGCCGCCGCCTGGTCAACGGCTCCCGCCAGCGCGTGGTGATCGGCGACATGAACGCGCCGACGGTCGACAACTGGACGTTCGAGACGCTGGTCACCAGCCGCGGACCCGGGCGTGCCTTCCACCAGCAGCCCAGCGGGCGATCGCCGGAGGCCGAGAACCGCTTCAACCTCGAGCCGGGCTATTACGATCGCATCGTCGAGAACCAGGCCGAGCACTTCGTGCACCGCATGGTCGACAACAAGTTCGGCTATAGCCGCGCCGGCAAGCAGGTGCATCCGAGCTTCGACCATCCCCGCCACGTCGCCCAGGTCGGGCTGGTGATCCGCGACGTCGACCTGCATATCGGCGCCGACATATCCAAGGGCGGGTTGTCGCCGGCGGCGATGCTGGCGCAGCAGTGGCAGCCCGGGCGCATCGCCTTCCTCGACGAACTCTACCTGGGCCATGGCGTCGGTACGGCGCGGTTTTCGGAAGGGCTCAAGACCCTGCTCAGCGAGCGATATGCCAATGTCGCGCGCAACCGGGTCAAGCTCTGGGTCGATCCCGCGGCCGAGCATGGCGCCGACAAGGAGGCGGGCGAGCTCAACGCCATGGAGATCATGGCCCAGGCGCTGGGCATCGTGGCGCGGATCCCGGGCAACGGCTCGAACGAACTGGCTTTGCGCCTGGGCGCGGTCGACGCCGAGCTGCGGGGCTACCTGCAGCCCAACACTGCGCTCTGGATATCGCCGCGCTGCCGGCAGTACATCGAGGGCATTGCCGGCCGGTACCGCTTCAAGAAACGGCCGCAATCGGGCGGCAACGAATACGAGGACCTGCCGGAGAAGCTCCACCCCTGGAGTGACCTGCAGGATGCCGGGCAATATGTGATCATCGGTATTCGCGGGCATCGAGGGGTGATGGCGGCCGTCAATGGCGGCACCCGGCCCGGACCCGGGCAGCAGCAGGGCTGGGCGAGCCAGAACAGCGGGCAGAGAGGCTGGAAATCGCAAGGGGGGTTCGACCCCCACAAGGCTGGCCTGTGATGACGGAAAACCACGCGAAAAAACCTGTTTTAAAAATTGCGCCGGCCACGATCGTCGACCTGGCGGACATGGCCGAGCATGTTCGCGCCAGCCGCGCGCAGTGGGGCATCATCCGCGAGGCGACCAGGACCGGGTCGGCCTGGTCCCTGCGGCAGGGCGATGAGCTGCTGGGGGTGGCGGGTCTCGTCCCGATCGGGCCGGGGCAGGCGGAGGCCTGGTTTCATTTCCGCCCAGCCGCGGCCGGCAGCATGCGGGCGATCGTCCGCGCCATCCGGTTGACCATGGACGCCTCGCCATACCGTGCCATCGTGACGCTCTGCACGTCGAAAGCCGGAAGCCGCATCGCGCGGGCCGCCGGCTTCGCCTTCGCGGAGCCCAGCGATTTCGGCGAGGTATGGGCCTATGGGCGAGCTTCTGGACGGGTTTTTCGGTGGCAATCAGCGGCGGGCGCAGAAGGCCCAGATGGAGAGCCAGCAGCGGACGTCGCTGGCGGCGCTGGCTAACCAGCAGGCGGAAGTCGACCAGGCGAGCTCCAGCCCGACCGGGCGCCGCCGCGGCAGGGGCCTGCTGACTTTCGTTCCCTCGCTGGGCGGCGCCGGCCAAGCGACGCTCGGCTGACGCGGATGGTCTCGGTCACCACTGCCAGCCTCAAGCGCCGGCGCGCCTCGGCAAAGAAGGAATTCGACAGCTTCAAGCCGATGCTGGACGAGGCCTTCCAGTACGCCATCCCGATGCGCAAGACGACGCGCGACAGCGGGACCGGCGAGAAGCGCTTCGACCAGGTCTTCGACAGCACCGCCATCAACGCGGCGATCCGCTTCGCCGACAAGTACCAGCAGGACATCTGGCCACCGGAGCAGCGCAATTTCGCGCTCGAGCCGGGGCCACTGGTGAAACCGGGCAAGGAGCGGGAGCGGCTGGCCAAGGGCCTCGACACCCTGTCCGAGGTGCTGCAGGCGTTCTTTTCGGGCGACTGGGACATGGCGTTCCACGAAATGGCACTCGACCTCAATGCCGGCACCGGCGCCATGCTGATGAATTCCACCAGCATGCCGGGCGAGCTGTGGGAGCCGATATCGGTGCCGATCGACGAGTTGCTGCTCGAGGCGGGACCGAACAACAGGATCCACGGCATCTTCTGGGAACGGAAGATGACCAAGCAGGTGCTGATGGATACCTGGCCGGAGGGCAAGTTCGACAAGACCATCACGGACCTCAAGCCCGATAACGAGCTGACCATCTGCATCGACACCGTCTGGGTGGTGAAGAAGGCGCGCTGGCAGATGATCGTCTGGTGCGACAAGCAGGAAGCGCGGATCTACAAGAGCGAAAGCCGGGCCTGCCCCTGGCTCACGCCGCGCTATGTCCGCGTGCCGGGCGAGACCTGGGGGCGTGGCATCGCCATGTTCGCCATGCCCGAGATCAAGACGCTCAATACCGCCAAGCGGCTGCAGCTGCAGGCGGCGGCGATCGCCATGCTGGGCATCTATACCGCCGTGGACGACGGCGTGTTCAACCCCGACCTTTCGCCGCTGGTCCCGGGCGGCTTCATCAAGGTGGCCAGCAATGGCGGCACCCGCGGCCCATCGGTTTCGCGCTTCCCCGATCCACGCCTCGATCTCTCCGGGCTGGTGATCGAGAACATGCAGATGTCGGTCAAGGAAACCATGATGGATGGCGCCCTGCCGGTGGAGGGTTCTGCCGTCAAATCCCCGACCGAGATCCTCGAGCGGGTGAAGCGCCTGGCCGGCGACCACATGGGCGCCTTCGGCCGCCAGATCCAGGAAGTGATCGTCCCGGCCGTGCGGCGGGCCATGGAGATCGCCTATGCCAAGGGCCTGATCACCAACATGCCGACGATCGACCAGCTGCTGGTGATGGTGAAGGTCAAGTCGCCGATCGCCCTGGCGCAGGAAGCCTCACGCGTGCAGCGCATCGTGCAGTGGCTCGAGATGGTGATCGCGGTCACCACCTCGCTGGGCCAGCCGGGCGGCGCGGCGCGTATCGCCCATATCGAGAAGCTGCTGCTCGAGGCCGGCCGCGCCCTGGGCGTGCCGCAGCAGTTCATGCTGGACGATGACGAACGCAAGGCGTTCGACAAGGCCGAAATGGAAAAGGCGCTGGCCCTGGCTGCCGCCAGCGCCGCCGGCGCCGTAGTGCCCGGAGCTGCAGCATGAACCGCCCGGGCGCCCTCGAGGACATCCTCGCGCGGACCAACGAAGGCTGGGGCTTCTTCGAGGGCCTGCCTGAACATGTCCGCAAGCTGCTGGAGCCGGCACAGGCCAAGAACGAGGAAGACCGCAAGCTGGTCGCCGCGGCCTGGGCCCAGTTCGCCGAGAGCGAGGGCGGGCGCCTGGCCCTGCAGGCGCTGTTCGACAGCACGCTCAACCGCACCGTGTTTTTCGTGAACCTTGGGCAGGACGCCCAGGCCATGGCGATGTGGGGCTGCTTCCGCGAGGGGCAGAACGCACTGGCTCACGAGATCGCCCGGCAAGTTGCCGTCGGGCGCAACCCCGACAACGCACCCAAACCGAGAGAGACCAATGATGTTCAACCGATCCAGACTGATGCGCGCGATGCTGCCCATGCCCCTGTGGGAGGGAGCGGGGGGCGGAAGCGGCGGCGGGGGTGACGGCGGCGGCGGTGGTGGCGGTGGTGGCGGCGGTGGCGCTGCCGCAGCTGCAGCAGCCGCGGCAGCCGCTGCAGCCGGCGGTGGTGGTGGTGGCGGCGATGGCCAGCCACCAGCGGGCAGCTGGACGCCGCCGCAGGGCCTGGCCGTCCCTGCAGACATGCTGGGCACCTCGGCAGAGGACACGCTGGGCAAGGTGCTCAAGGCCCATGGCGAGCTCAACACCAGGGCGGAGGGCCTGCGCACACAGCTGGCCGGGAAGCCAAGCGCCCCGGAAAAGCCCGAGGCCTATACGTTCAAGCCCGGTGACGACGTCGCCAGGTATTTCGGTGATGTCGAGAAGAACCCGGCCCTGGCGGTGGCACGCACGGCCGCGCACAAGCATGGGCTGAGCCAGACCCAGTTCGACGGCTTCATCAACGACGTCTATGGCAGCCTGGCCAAATCGGGGGGCCTGGCCGAGCCCTATGATCCCAAGGCCGAGGTCGCCAATTATGCCAAGGCCGGCAGCCTCGACGCCGCGACGGTGAGCCAGCACTTCCAGGAGAACGAGGCCTTCGCCAAGGGACTGTTCGCGCAGCTGAGCGCGGACGTGCCGCCGGCGCTGGCCAAGGAGGCCGAGGCCGAGCTGATGGCGCTGACCGATACTGCCGCGGGCAACGCCTTGTTCAAGGCCCTGGCGGGCCGGCTGGCGCAGAACGGGATCCGCATCGTCGGGCAACCGAACATTCAGGGCGGGCCGTTGAGCGGTGCCGAGCTCGACAAGATGACGTCCGATCCGCGCATCGACCCGCGCAACCAGAACCACAAGGACGCAGACAAGCGCTACGACCCCGAGCTGCGCAAGCAGTATGATGCCGGCATGGCCGAGCGCGGCAAGAAGAGCAACCGCTGATACCCTTTCCCTGGCCGCCCTCCTCCTCGGCCCTACTGGCCCCGCTCCGGCGGGGCTTTTTCTTGTGCAAGGTGAGAGCGCGACAGGGCTGCGCCCTGCGCGGCGGTTGACGGCACGCGCCCGCGCCTAGCGTGAGGTCAGCACTCAGGGAATGCGGACCTGCAGTGCCGGTGGCCTCTCCGACTTCGTGCGGACCTGCCGGCGCGCTCGCGGCCTCTCCGACACCCGGTGTTTCAGCAAAACATCGGAGCACACATGTCCACCAATGCACCTGACTGGTTCCGCCCTCAGTACGAGAGCCGCGTCCAGCATATCTACCAGACCGAAGGCTGGCGGATGCAGAAGGCCGTCACCCCGGCCACCTCGTTCAACGACAGCAACGAGGCCGTATTCTACATCGCCGGCAAGACCGTCGCCCGCAAGATCGACCGCAACACCTCGCCCACCCCGGGCGGCGGCGACCGCAAGAAGTTCACCGTGCCGCTGGTGACCTGGCAGGCGTTCGACGAGCTGCGCCAGTACGACCTCGATCGCCTGGCGATCAATGAGCGCGAGATCATCTATCATTCCGGCGCCCTGGCACTGGGCCGCGCCACCGACGTCGAGATCTATGACGTGCTCAAGGCGGCCGCGCCGACCGTTGACACCGGGCTCGACTTCTCCGCCGGCGCCTTCACGGCCGGCCAGGCCATGATGCTGACAGAAGCCATCGTCGACACGAAGGCGCCCTTCGACGGCGAGATCTATTGCGGCCTGCCGTCCAAGGCCTGGTTCCAGCTGCTGGCCAACAAGGTGGTCAACTCGGCCGACCATGTCGGGCCCGGCGGCCTGCCCTTCACCCAGGCGACCGACAGCCGCTTCTGGAACGGGGTCAACTGGTTCCTCCTGGTCGAGGAGAACGCCGACGACTTCTACCTCACCCACGATACGACCAAGCTCGACGCCTTCATCTGGCACAAGTCCGCCATCGGCTGGGGCGCCAAGGACGGCACGCTGACCATGATCCCGCAGTGGAACAACTATGGCGAAGGCGGCGGCTGCTGGAGCTTCAACATGCAGGCCAAGGGCGCCGCCACGACGCTGCAGGAAGGGCGCGGCATCAAGCGCTTCACCCTCTCCAAGACGGCTGCGACCGCCATCATCTAGCCCGGCCGGCCGGTTCGCCGGCCGCGCCTCCCCTGCCATCTGACCGCTTCGGCGGCATTCAAGAGGACTAACCAGCATGACTTACCATGCAAGCGGCTTCCGCAGCCTGGGCATCATGGGCCTGCCGTCCGCGACGGCGGAGCCCGGCAATGTGCGCCAGCTCCACTCCTACATCACCAACGACGATCGCGCCGCGATCGAGACCACCGGCTACTTCAACGCCCTGGCAACGCCGAAGGGCAAGGTGCGCACCGGCGACCAGTTCCTGGTGACCTTCGACGTCGATGGCACTCCCGACTGCCGGCATTACGTGCTGACCGTCGTGCCGGGCACCTCGGTGGCGCTCAAGCCGATGGGCGACGACAAGGGCGCCGCGCCCCGCGCCGTGGTGCCAACCTCCGACGGCCTCACCACCGGCCTCATCCTCGACACCGACGAATTCGTCGAGGCGACCAGTGCCGGCGCCAACAACATCCTGAAGTTGCCGGCCTGCTCTGCCGCCACGCGGGGCCGCGAAATCCTGATCTGGGTGGTGCCTTCGACCAACTGCGAGCTGCAGACGGCCGCCGGCAGCGGCGACACGATCAACAACGTCAACTGCTCGGGCGGCGCCGTGGAAGCGCTGCTCACTCACACCCAGTTTTATCGCTGCACCCAGCACCTGGCCACCGGCTGGCTGCTGCAGGGCTTCACGGCCCTGGGCGCCGTCGCTACGCCGATCGTGCCGGACTGAGTTTCGCCGCCGGCCGGGGGACGTCCGGCGGATGAAAGCGTGGCGCGGGGCTCTCGGCCCGCGCCACCAGCGTTTCTGACCAGGAGAGTGCCGTGGGCCTGCTGCTCGACCAGGATATCGTCAATGCCGCCTGCGCCCGTATCGGCGAAGACCCGCCGGACATGAATGACGATGTCGACGGCGCCGGGCCGGTCGCTCTGCTCTACCAGGAAGTGATCGACTTCAACCTGGGCCTTTACCCCGCGGGTTTCTCCTTTTCCAAGCAGCTGTTCCAGCTTTCCATCGACGACGCGATCGTCGATCACGCCAGCGGCTATGCCTATGGTTTCGACCTGCCGGCCGAGGCGCTCGAGCTGCCGATGTATGTGACCGATAACCCGAAGGACCGGGAGCGGCGCTTCAACGACTATGCCCTGCTCGACGGCAAGCTGCATGCCGACAAGAACCCGCTCTGGGCCATGTGCCGGTACCGGCCGGCGCCGGCCAGGTGGTCGGCAACATTCCGCACCTGCACCATCACCAGCCTGGCCAGCCGCCTTGCCCTGGCGCTGACTTCGGACCGCAACAACAGCGAGGCGCTGCGCATCGAGGCCTATGGCAGCCCCGGCGACGAATTCCTGGGCGGACAGATGCGCGCTGCCATCCGCGCCGACAGCTTCGCCACGCCGCCGCGACAGCCCAACTGGGACAATAACCCGCTGACCAACTCGCGCTGGGGCGGCTGATGGAACAGCCTGGCCGCCTGCAGTCGGTTTTTCACTCGCTCGAGATCGATCCGCTGCTGCATGAGCGCAGCGAGCTCAAGGCCTATAATTCGGGGCTGGCCTGGGCAGAGAATGTCCAGGCCTTTCCCCAGGGCGGTTTCCGGCACCGCAACGGTCTGCGCGATGTCGGCGGCCTGCCTGCCGACGCGACGCGCCTGTTCGGCTTCGATGCGAGCACGGGCGCCTTCTACGACGTGGTGCTGCGCGAGGGCGCTGCCGACGTCTGGGGCACATCGTCGCTGCTGCAGAGCGTGAGTATCACCGGGCTCACGGGCGCGATGCTGCCCGAGCTGACCGTGGCGCAGGACCTGGACACGATGCTGGTCTTCCACGAGGACCTCCAGACCAAGCGGATGAAGCATGCCGGCCCCACCAGCTGGTCGGTCGACAATGCACCCTTCGATGACGTGCCCAACTACGACTATGGCGGAACCTACAGCAATGGCGTGCCAGCCGTGTGGACGCTCGAATTCGTCGGCCTGACGGATGGCACCAGCATCGTGGTCGTCACCGTCTCCCAGCAGGACACGGCCGCCATCACCTATGACAGCGACATGGCCGGGCTTGCCGCGCTCATCCAGGCGGCAATCCTCGACCTGCCCAACATTTCCCCGGGTCTGACCGTCACCGCCGGTTCGGGTGGCAAGGTAGTGGTGACCTTTGCCGGAGCGGGAAATGAGGGCGACGGCTGGGCTGTTTCCGGCCGTGTCGTGAACGTCGCCGATGCGGCGATCCTTTCCGCCAAGACAACTTCCGGCGTCGCCCCGGGTGAGCCGTTGATTTCGGCTGAGCGCGGCTGGCCGCAATGCGGCTGTTTCAGCGGCGGGCAGAGGCTGCTCCTCGGCGGGTTCAAGAGCCTGCCCACCGCGTGGATGTTCTCGAGGCTGGCCGACTACTACAATTTCGACCAGCGGTTCGCCGGCGCCGATGGCCCGCGCCTGGTGCCGATGGCGGGCGCCGGCGGCGAAAAGATCGAGCATATCGTCGACAGCCTCAACATCCTGATCATGACCAACAAGGCCGAGTATTGGCTGGAGAACCGGACGCTCAGCGCCAGCGAGACACCCAACCATGTCACCGCCTCGACCAACGGAACCAAGCGCGGCGTGCCGATCGTCGAGAGCGAAGGCGCCGCGATCTTCTCGCACCTCGAGGGCGGCGTGCTGTCCGAAATGCGCTACACGGACGTGCAGGGCAACTTCACCACGCTGCCGATCTCGCTGTTTGGGTCGCACCTGGTGGATGAGATCAGGGACCTGGCGCTGCGCCGGCAGCGGCGCTCGACCGATGGCAACCAGCTGTTTGCGATCAATGGGGACGGCTCGGCGCGCCTGACAACCATGCTGCGCGACCAGGAGGTGATGGGCTTCGCCCGGATGACCAGCGCGGGATCGGCGTTCCACGCCGTCGCCGTGAATGGCAGGAACACCGCCAGCTGGATCGTGGAGCGGACGACGGGCAAGCGCCTCGAGCGCAGCGAAGATGGACTGCTGCTGGACGAGGCGACCAGCGGCGTCAACTCACCGGCCTCCCAGACCGTGCTGTGCGGCAGCCGTTTTTCGGGCCGCAGCGGCATCTGGTGCGTTGCCGATGGCCATGTCTTCGGCCCCTTCACCGTGGCCGGCGGCGCCATCACGCTGCCCGTCGCCGTCAGCAACTGGACGGTGGGCAGCTGGACGGCGCCCAAGGTCCAGACCCTGCCGCTGTCGCGCACCGTAGGCCCCGGCGTGGTGCTCAAGCGCAAGGCGCGGATCCATTCGGTGACGATCTCGCTCATCGACACAACCTCGATCGCGATCTCGACCAATGGCAAGCCGCTGAAGGATGTCGACCTGCGCCGCTGGGGCATGGCGGCGGACGTGCCCGAGCTCGACCACGGCTTTACCGGAGACATCCGCATCACCGGCCTGACCGGCTTTGCCAAGGCGCCATATCTCACCATTTCGCAGCTTCGGCCGGGACGGCTCGAGGTGCGCTCTATTACGCCGGAGGCAAAACTCTAATGACTGATCCACTCACGGCGGGATTTTTTGCAAGCTTGTTCGGGGGAGGCGGCGCTGCTGCAGGCGCAAGCCTTGGCGGCGGACTGGCAGCGACCGCAACCGCGACGGCCGGCGGCGCTGCAGCTGCGAGCTCGTCCGCGCTGTCGATCCTGCAGGGGGTGGCATCGGCCATTGCGGCGATAGGTGCTGTCGGCACCGGCATTTCTGCCATGGCAGCCTCGGAGGAGGCCGCCGACCAGACCGAGCTGCAGGCAGGGCAAGAGAAGGTCCAGGCGACGCAGCGGCAGACCCAGATGAAGCGGGAATTGCTGCGCATCCTGGGCGAGAATGACGTCGCCTTCGCCGCCGGCGGCGTCGACGTCGGTGCTGGTGGCGGCATTGCCGAGCAGGCCCGGGCTTCGGCCCGGAAGGAAGCGGCCACCGAAATCAACATCGACCGCGACAATGACGAGTATCGCCGCGCGCTGCTCAGGGTGCGTTCGCGCGGATTGCGCCGGCGCGGCGGCGAGCAGCTGCTGAGCGGCTTCGGGCAGGCAGCGGGCATCGGTCTCGATTACCGTATCGACCAGATCGAGCGGGGCGTCTGATGGCCCGTGGCACGATCCAGAAGTTCGACCAGCGGGCGCAGATCGCCGGCACCCCCGATTATGTCGTGGGGGGCGGCGAGCTGGCTGCGACGCTCACGGCCCTGGGCGGCGGCGTCGCCGGCAGGCTCAAGCAGATGGCCGACCGGGCGGCGGCCAGCGAAGGCGAGCTTGCCGGCCTCAACGCCGGCCAGGTCGCCGGCGTCGGCTATCTCGAGCGCCGGGCCAGCATTGCCGCCGCGGCGCCGGAGGGCGAGCTCGACCTGCGTCCCTTCCTCGCCAATGCCGAACGCCAGGATCACCTGGACGGAATCCAGCCGCAGTTCCGCACGGCGCTGGCGCGCCTGTTCGCCGCGGCACCGCCCGAGATCCAGGCCCAGCTCAAGCTCAATTCCGGCTATCGCTCGGAGGAGCGCCAGGCCCAGCTCTACCAGGCTGCGCTGGCCAAGTATGGCTCGGAGGAGGAGGCGCGCAAATGGGTGGCACCACCGGGCAAGTCCCGCCACCAGCATGGCGACGCCTATGACCTGCAGTTCGGCAACGACGTAGCGCGCAGCTGGGTGCACGACAATGCGGGCAAGTTCGGCCTCGCCTTTCCGATGGCGCACGAGCCCTGGCATGTCGAGCTGGCTGGCGCCCGTGGCGGCGCACCGGAACAGCCGGCCACGGGCGGGCTCAATCCGCAGCCGCTGGCCCTGCGCCACGACAACACCATCTATGGCGATGCCTTCGATGGGGCGGCCATCCGTTCCTATGGCTGGCGCATGCAGGAGGGGGTAAGCACCGCGATCGGCGATGCCTATGACCAGTTCAAGGACGATCCGGCCGGCTTTGCCGCGGCGCTGGGCGGCATCCGCGACCAGTTCAGCCAGGATGAGAATTTCGAGGATCCTCGCCTGCGCGACCTGTTCGACAGGTCGTTCACCGAGCGGTCCGAGACCTATACCCGCGCCGTAGCGCAGCGCCACGAGGCGCGCATCATGGAGGAGCAGGCGGCCTCCTATACCGCCGGCTACGATGCCATGACTGGTGACCTCGAAAAGCAGGCATTCCTGCTGGGCGCCAACCCGGAGGCCGATCGCATCCTGGCCGGGCAGGCCAACCTGGTGCTGTCCAATATCGCGGCGGCCGAGGCGGCAAATGTCATCACCCCGAGCGCCGCCGCGGCGCAGCGTGAGCAGGTCAACACGACGCTCGCCTATGCCCGCACCAATGGCGTGTTCGCCAGCCTGCCGACGCCGGCGGCCAAGCAGGCCTTTGCCAATGACCTGCTGACCAACTGGGCCAATGGGGAAGGGCCGCTGACCGAACTCGGATTCACCCAGGTCAAGGCGCTTGCCGACCAGCTTTCTGCCCAGGCGCTGCAGGCGCAGAACCAGCTGACCGCAGAGAGCAAGGCGGAGCGCGCCCGGGTGCAGGGACTGCTCGATGCCGATGTCGCCTCGATCGCCGCGACGGGCGTGGCGCTGGACACGGAAGCCAACGACCTCGACCCGGAACGGCTGGCCGTGCTGGGGATCGACACCGAGGCCTGGCAGGCGCAGCGCGATCGGGCCCGGCAGGGCTGGGAAGCGACGGCGGGCATGGAGCTCGAGACGCCGGCCGAGATCAACGACCGGCTCACGGCGCTGCAGCCGGTACCCGGCTCGCCCGACTTCGTCCGCCAGGGCGAGATCTACAACCAGGCGGTCACCCGGGCCCAGGATGTACTCAAGGCGCGAGAGACCGACCCGCTGGGGCAGGCAGCTGGCGCCGGCGCCATCGAGCTCAAGCCGATCGACCTCAGCTCGGCCGACGCGCTGACGGCCTCGCTGACCTTGCGGGCGCAGCAGGGCAACGCCGTCGCGGCGATGTATGGCACGCCCGCTTCCTATTTCCGGCCGTCCGAGCGGACCGGCATCGCCAACGGGCTGCTAGACAACCCCGAAATGCTGCCCGGCTTTGCCGTGGCGGTAAGCCAGGCCTTTGGCGATGGGGCGCCGGCCGCCCTCAGCGAGCTGAGCGACGCGGGGCCCGAACTCGCCCATGCCGCCGGCATCACCCTGGCCACCGGCGATGCCAGCGTTGCGACCGACATGGCGAGGGTACTGGCCGGCCGGCGCGACAAGACGATCAACGTCAAGCTGCCGAGCGACACGGTGATGGCGACGGCCGCGGCCTCGATCGTGGGGCCGGCGATCGGGCAGAACCCGGAAACCGGAGCGGCGGTCAAGAATGTGGCCGGCATGCTGTTCGAGGCGCAGGCCGCCGCCATGGGCTTCGACCCGGCCGACATCAAGGACGAGAACTCGGCGGCTTATGCGGCGTACCGGCATGCGATCAATCGGGCCCTGGGCGCCAGCCAGGTCAACGGGGAGCAATATGGCGGGCTTGCGCTGGTCAATGGCCGGCAGATCGTCGCGCCGACCGGCATGGCCGCCGACAGCGTCGAGCAGCTGCTCCACTCCATGCGGCCGGCCGACCTGATGCAGCTGCCGCCGATCGGCTCGGCGAATGGTGTACCGATCGGCGCGGGCGAGCTGGCGGGCGGCACGCTGATGACGATCGGCGATGGGCAATATGCCGTCGCCCTGGGCGACCCCAGCAGCCTCACGCCCAACCTGGTGCTGGGCGCCGATGGCCAGCCCTGGACGCTCGACATGTACGAGCTCGAGCGGATCCAGCGGACGCGCCAGGCGCCAACCACTTATCCCAGCCAGGCATTGAGTTTCCCGGCGCCGATCAAGCCGGGGGACAATTGATGGCCCAGCGTCTCCCCTGGTCCAGGCCGCAGCTGCCCAGCAGCTTCACCGGCGCCGGCGGCACGGCGGGCCCGGGCGACATCATGGCCGCCTCGTTCGACCAGATGCTGCATGTCGACAACACCACGGCAGCCAATGACAGCTTGGTCGACGCCTATGAAGCGCTGCGACGCGACGTGAAGGCCGCCACCGGGACAGACCTGGGCAATCCGATGATCGATCCGACGGCGACCAGCTCGCCGCTGCCCAATCCGCTGGGACCGCTGGGCCGCATCTACGGCACCAATGACGTTATCGCCGAGCAGCGCCTCCTCTTCCAGCAGCAGGTCAACGACCTGGCCGCGCGCTACCCGGCCGAGGCCGTCAGGGACTGGGCGCAGCGCGACCCGGTGCGGGATGCCGAGGCCATTGCAAGGGCGGCCGATGGCAAGCTGGCCGACGTGATGGCCAGCCGGCCCGGCTGGGACAGCTACGTCTATGCCTTTGCGGGCGCCGCTGGGGCCGCGATGCGCGACCCGGTGACCATCGGCTCGCTGTTCTTGGGCGGAGGCCCTGGCGGCGCGCGCACGGCCTTGGGGAGGATATTTGCGACTGCCGGCACGGAGGCCGCAGTCAATGCCGGCGTGGAGGCGGCCATGCAGCCCTGGGTGCAGGGCTGGCGCGAGCAGGCCGGCCTCGACAGCGGCTTCGACCTGGCGATCGCCAATGTGGCCTTTGCCGCCGCTTTCGGTGGCGCGCTGGGCGCCGGTGGCCGCGGCGTGGTGGAGGCCGTGGACTTCGCCCGGATGACGCCCGAGCAGCGCGCCGCCGTGCCGCCGGCGGTGCGCGGCGCGATCGACGCCGGCGACACGCTGGCTGTTATCGATGCGCAGCGGCCACCCGAAATCCAGCCGCGGCGCCATGAGGACATGCTGACCCAGGCCGAGCTTGTCGCCCATCGCCAGCCGATCGGGCCCGTGCTCGAGGCGGATGGCGTGCAGATCAACCGCATCGTCGAGCAGCTGGCGCCGGCGCCCGCCAGCGTGTCGCGCACGAACTACGTTCCCCGGGTCAGCGATGACTTCGCTGCCACCCTCGACACCATTCGCACCGGCGACCCTGCCGGTGCAGCGAGCTCGGCGCGGCCGGTATTGCGCTATCTGGCCAATATCGGCGGCGTCGACCCAAATTCGCCGATCGGCGCGGAAATGCGGGCGGTCGGCATCACCAGTCAATCCATGCCCGGAGTGTTCCGCGCCGGCGGGCGGCAGAACATCGACAATATCCCGGTGGTGGAAGCGACGGAGGCGTTTCCCGGCCGCGCCGATCTCGATGATGGCAATGGCTATGTGCGCGACCAGGCCTGGCTTGATGCCATGCAGCTCGAGGTAGAGCGCAAGGGCGCCGGTTTCGACGGGGTGCAGGACGAGCGCGGCTACTGGGAACGCAATGGCGTCGACTTCGAGCGGATGGACGATGCCGAGATCCTCGATCGCATGGCTGATATCGCCGATGCCGAGGAGCGTTACCGCATCGCAACCGATGCCGCCGGCGACGTCGACGAGGCCATCCTGCTGCCGCCCGGCCTGACGCGGCGAGCCTATACCGAGCAGGCGGTGCGCGAGGCCGTGCGCCTGGCCGGCCCGGGCGTCACCGATGACGTGATCCGCAAGGCGGTCGACCTGCACCTGGTCGAGCGGGAGACCCTGGCCGACGCCGTGGACTGGGCGATGAGCGACAAGGCCGGCGTGTCGCGCCAGCTGCCGGAGCCGGCGCTCGAGGGGATCGGCTCAAGCCCACCGGTACCGCGCGGCGACCCGGTGGATCCGCCCGACCTAGACGACGACTGGGGCGCCGATCTCGAGGCGTTTGTATCAGAGCAGAGCGCCGTTACCTTCACCACGGCCAAGGGCTCGACTTATGTGCTTCATGAGGATGGCACAACGACCCGCGACAAAGCTTTTAGGCCTGAACATGGCGCGGCTGAACAGGGTACAATGCCCCGCTCTCAGGCGACTTTCTTCGTCACTGCTGAGCACGCCGAAGAACTCGCGCTTTTCCAGGCGCAGGGTGGGCCGGGCAAGATGGCCGTCGTGCTAACACCAGACGGACACGCTGGTGTGAAGTACGTCAGTGGAGACGGCGCCGGTAAGTTTGAGCGGCGGACCTATGCCAAAGTACAAGCAAAGCCCGCTGTTGGATTGACCCCCGTCGAGATCTGGAACGACGGGGCCAAAGTCCATTTCGGCAACAAGATCGTCGGGGTCGTCGAACCCGAGCCCATGCTTGTCCCCTTCGGCGACCAGCTGCTGACCCCGGCCGCGCTCAAGGCCGAGCTCGACAAGTCCGCCGCGCTCGAGCGCGTCGTCGCCGCCTGCAAGCTCTACTGAAAATACCGCTATACCGTCAGGTGGAATAATGGTCGCGATCAACAACTGCATCAATGACGCGGCCAAGGCCGGCGAGATCAGCCATGAGGATGCGCAGCGCCTGATGCGGGAATATAACCGCTCCCGCGCCCGGGCCTCGCTCAGCAGCGACGCCACGGCCGATGCCGAGGCCAAGGCGCAGCTGCAGGCCCTGCTCAAGGCCGAGACCGACCACCAGCGGCGCAAGGCAAAACTGGGCATCCAGTCCATCCGTCGCATCGCCGAGGACCTGCGGACGCACAAGACCGCCACCGGCGAGCGCGACGTCGCCAGCGGGGCGCTGTTTCTCCTCGAGCACAATGGCGAGGCCGGGTTTACCAGCGTCGCCGGCAAGCAGAACGAAATCACCGGCATGGCCCATGCCATGATGGAAAACCTGATGCACAATTTCAGGCGCGGCGCCCTCGGTGGCGACAAGACGCGGCACAACCGGGCCCAGCTGCCCAACCTGGTGCGGGCGCTGTTCGGGGAGGAGACCGACGACGTCGCCGCCAAGGCCATGGCCAAAAGCTGGACGCAGACGGCCGAGTGGCTGCGCGAGCGGTTCAACGCCGCCGGCGGCGCCGTGGGCAAGCTGGAAAACTGGGGGCTGCCGCAGCGCCACGATCCGCGCGCGCTGCGTGCTGCAGGCAAGGACAGGTGGATCGCCTATATCAGTGACAAGCTCGACACCACGCGCATGCACCACCCGCTGACCGGCGCCGAGGTGACGGCCGGCGAGCTGCCCGAAGTGCTGGGCGAGATCTGGGAGAAGATCGCCACCGAAGGCTGGGCCGAGCGCCAGCCGCTGCGCCAGCCCATGGGCAAGGGTGCGCTGGCCAACCAGCATGCCGAGCACCGCTTCCTGGTGTTCAAGAATGCCGATGCCTGGCTCGAATACCAGGCAGACTATGGCGGCGGCAGCGATCCGTTCGCGGCGATGATGGGCCATATCAACATGATGGCCAAGGATATCGCCGCCATGGAGATCCTTGGGCCCAACCCGAGCGGCACGATCGAATGGCTCAAGCAGCTCATCACCAAGGAGGCCCAGGCCAAGGCGGCCGGCCAGCCGTCGCGCTTCGCTGGCAAGGGCGACCCGCTCGATCGGGCTGCCCGCTACCTCAACCGCATCGATGCGGTTTGGGGATCGATCCGCGGGGCGCTCAACACGCCAGTCTCGAGCTTCTGGGCCGGCGCCGCCAGCGGCGCGCGATCGTTCATAACCTCGAGCGTGCTGGGCGGGGCGGCGCTATCCTCGATCTCCGACGTCGGTACCAGCATGATCACGCGGCGCTTCGCCGGTGTATCCGGGGGCGCCTTCGGCGATGCGGTAAAGGCGCTGACGCCGACCACCCGGCGCGAGGCGGTGGCGGCCGGCCTGATCCTCGACAATGCCATGCATGTCTTCAACAAGCAGGCGCGGTATGTCGGTACGCTGGGCGGGCCGGAATGGCTGAGTTACCTCGGCGATCGCGTGCTGACCTTTTCCGGGCTGACGCCGTGGACGCAGGCCGGCAAGCACGCCTTCGGCATGGCGTTCCTGCATGAGGCGGCCGAGCAGGCATCCAAGAGCTGGGACAGGATGCATCCCTCGTTCCGCAGCACCTTCCAGCAATATGGCTTTACCGAGCGCGACTGGGACAGCATGCGCCGGCGGCCGATCCATACCACGCCCGACGGGCTGACCCTGCTGCGCCCGACCGACCTGGCGGCGTTCAACCCCAAGCTGGCCGAAAAGTATCTGGGCATGGTTCAGACCCTGACCGAATTTGCTGTGCCATCGGGCGGACACCGATCGCGCACGCTGCTGCTCGACCAGAACCAGCCCGGCACGGTGGGTGGCGAGATCCTGCGCAGCTTCGCCCAGTTCAAGAGCTTCGGCGCGGTCTATGCCATGCTGCATGGCGGGCAGATCCACAAGCGCCTGGTGGGCAAGGACTATGGCGGCGCAGCGGCCTATGCCGGCAGCCTGCTGCTGGCGTCGATGTTCTTTGGCGGGCTCACCATGCAGCTCAAGGCCATCGCCGCCGGCCGCGACCCGCAGCCGATGAATGATGCTCGGTTCTGGACGGCCGCGATGATGCAGGGCGGCGGCCTCGGCATCTATGGCGACTTCCTGTTCGCCGACGTCAACCGCTTCGGCGGCGGCCTGGCCGGTACGGTGGCGGGCCCCTTGGTGGAGCGCGTCAACGATTTCCGCGAGCTCACCTTCGGCAACCTGGCGCAGCTGGCTAGCGGACAGGAAACCCATTTCGGCCGCGAGCTGGTGAAGTTCGCCCGTGGCAACATCCCGGGGGGCAATATCTGGTACCTGCGCCTCGCCTGGGAGCGCACGGTGCTCGACCAGGTGCAGTTCCTTGTCGACCCCGAGGCCAATGCCGCTTTCAAGCGCAGCCAGCAAAGCTGGCAACGCGACTTCGGCCAGGGCTTCTGGTGGGAAAAGGGCAAGGCAGCACCGAGCCGCGCACCCAACCTGGGCAATGCGATCGCCGCCGCGCCCTAGTCTGCGACGGGGGCGGTTGACGCTACCGCGCCGCCTCGAAACTGCAACCACTATCCAAGGGGCCGTTCGCAATGTCTGCCACCCTGCCCATCACAATCGACCCCCGGTACCGGCTGACCACGGCGACGGAAGGCCAGACGACATTTTCGGTGCCGTTCCCCTTCCTGGGGAATGACGATATCGCCGTCGTGAGGATCCGCGCCGGGGCCCGTACGCCACTCCAGCTCGACGCCGACTACACCGTCAGTGGTGCCAAGGCGCCTGGCGGGGGAAGCATCGTCCTCACCGTCGCCGCCAAGGCCGGGGACCAGATCCTGCGCTTTGGCAACGGGCTGCTCAACCGGACCGCGGGGGTGAACCGCGGCGGCCGCTATTCGTCGGCTTCGCTCGATGAGGATATCGACCGGCTGCTGATCCACGCCCAGGAAAACGCCCGGGATATCGGTCGCAGCCTCAAGGCCGCCATGGGCGCGCCCGCAATCGGTGACCTGCCCGCCCCCGACGCCGGGCGAGCCCTCATCTGGAATGCGGCCGGGGATGGCTTCAACAACGGACCTGATGCCGACGAAATCACCGCAGCCCAGGCGCACGCCCTGGCAGCGGGCGTCGCCAACGAGCAGGGCCAGGCAGCCCTCGCTCAGACCGAAAGCCTGCGCGATGAAGCCGCCGACCTCGTGCAGCAGGCGACCGCCGGCTTTGTCGGCTTCCTGGAAGACCAGGGTTACGACTTTGGCTCGGTAACATCGGCCATCACTTATTTCGACCACGATTGGGGAAACCTGGCATGAGTACAGAAGTCCGTTGGCGCGGCGGCACCGCCGATGAGCACAGCACATTCACCGGCGCTCCGAGGGAGATCACGGTCGTTACCGATGATTACTCGCTGCGCGTGCATGACGGGGCAACGCCGGGCGGGCATCCGATCGTCGGCAGCGATGCCGCAGATATGGCCGCGGGCACCATTCGCGGGCGTGCTGCCGGCGGTGGCGATGGCCCCCCACAGGACCTGACCCCGTCGCAGGTCCGCGCCATCGCCGGGCCCCGGCGCGTATCGGCCGTCTATACCAGCAACGCCCTGCTCTCGACCGAAATTCCGCTGTCCGGCTCGCCCAACACCAGCGCGCACGGTACTCAGGTCGCCACGGTGCAGCTTGCGGCCTCGTCGGACACGGCGAAGATCTGCATCGACTTCGCGGCCCAGGGGTTGCATGAGACCGACAATCACGGTCTTTGCGCCATCCTGCTGGTGGATGACGAGGCGATTGCCCGGCGCATGACCTTCGTCACCCCCGCCGAGGCCGAATTCAACTGCCCGTTGAAGCTGCGCTATGAATATGTGCCTGGCGATACGGCCCTGCACACCTACCGGATCCGGGTCGGCGCATCTCTGGGCGCCATGCGGCTCAACAGTGCCCTCGGGGGTGGCACGGTGGCGGCCGTGCTCACGGCCGAGGAAGCCGGAGAACCTCCCTAGCTCGGAACTGCTGGGACAATGGCGGCAGGTTTCGACATCGTCGCCATGGAACGGCCGCGACGGCGCGGGCCTGTTCTCAATGGAAGACAGGCTGCACCTGGTCGGTGGCTGGAACCCCAACGAATATTCCGATCCGCCCACGGTCAGCGAGCACTGGTATTCGGACGATGACGGCCTGACCTGGGACCAGCTTCCGGACGCGCCCTGGGAGGCGCGCCATTCGGCCGGCTGGCTGATGCATAACGGCAAGTTCTTCGTCATCGGTGGCGATGCCAGCAGCGGCCACTACCAGACCGACATCTGGTCCTATGACCCGGACAATGGGTGGGTGCTCAAGGCGGCGACCGTGCCATGGGGCAAGCGCGTACTGCACCAGGTGGCCAGCAATGCCGGCAAGATCTATGTCATTGCCGGCCAGACCATCGACGATGCGCCGGTCGACGATCCGGTGGGCATGACCCCGAAGCACTATACCGATGTGTGGAGCTCCTCCAACGAGGGCGTCACCTGGACCAGGGACAGCCTCGACATCGGGATCGGTCCCATGGCTGCGATCATCGGCGTGCCCTATGCCAACGGCAAATTCCACCTGGTCGGTGGCGGCCGCTATGTGACGGAGGGGCAGCCCAACCTGTTCTTCAACACGGTCTGGTCCTCGACCGACCTGCTCAACTGGACGCTGTCAAGCTACCTGCCCACCGGGTCGGTCCGCTACAACGTCGTGCTCGCCTTCAAGGACCATATCGTGAGCCTGGGCGGTGTCGATGACACCGGTACCAACACCCAGACCGTGATCGCCTCGAAGAACGGTGTGGCCTGGCGCGACTGTGGCCCGGGACCCTGGGCGGCGCGGCATGCCTCCAGCGCCTGCGTGCACAAGGGGGAGATCATCCTCATGTGCGGTCCGCTCACCGACACGGCCATCTGGGCCTTCAGCTGACCAACGATTGCCCGCGTACCGCCGGTTGACGGCACGCGGGCAGCGGCAATCTGGGCTCATCGCCACCCCTGGGGACTTTCCGACATGACGTTCATCGATGCCAATGCGCTCATCGTCCTGCTCGAGGAGGGCGATACCGACAGCGACCAGTTCTTCTGGGCCGGCGGCGATGGCCAGCTGATGGTGTCCGGCGACTTCGACGGCGCCACGGTGTCGCTGGAATGGGCCAACAAGGAAGGCGACACGCCGATCGCGCTCGACGACAGCGTCAGCTTCACCGCGGCAGGTACGGTCGTCTTCACGCTGGCGCCGGGCTGGATCAGTGCCCATGTCGTCAATGCCGGCGGCACGACCGCCCTCGACGTCCTCGTCAAGCGGATCCCGGCATGAGCCTGGCGCGCTCCGTCGCCCGGTCCATCGCGCGCCGCCTCGACGGGGGCAAGCTGTCCGGCCCTGCCTGGGCTCCGTCGGCGATCCGCGCGCTGGCGCCGGTCCTGGCTTCCGACTATACGACCACCGGGCTGGAATGGCCCTCTGCCGACGCCTTCGCGGCCAGCACCGCCCGGCGCATGCGCAATGACGCGGACCCGCTGATCCTTGATACCGCCGCGGCCAATGTCGCGCTGCAGGATACGAGGGGGCGATACCTCCAATATGCCGTCGACCGCCTGGTGCCCTCCGGCGACAGCCCCGCCACGGGCCTTTCTGTCAGCGGTTCTGTGCTGATCGCTGCAATGGACGGCAATCCCCAGGGTTCGCATACGTCCGCCGTTCTCACCAGCCAGGGCAGCATCAATGCGCTGGGGCAGACCGCGGCATTTGCGGTGACCGCCGGCGATACCATTACCGCAGTATTCCTCTTCACCTGGGGCACGTCCGATCGCCTCCGTGCACGGTTCAGCACCGGCGCCGGCAACAGTACGGTATCCTTGCAGAGGGGCAGTGCCTTCGCCTTCCCCGACCAGGTCAACGGGTTGATCTCAGCGGAACTGGTGGACCTTGGAAACGACATCTTCGCCCTCATCTGCCGCATCGTTGCGCTCACCACCCAGGCGAGCTGCCGATGGATGTTCGGACCCAACACGACCACCAGCGGTCTCAACGTCTACCTCCATGAATACAACGTCTCACGGACCCCGCACCCCGTCGGCCTGGTCTCCAGCGTGGCAACGACTGGCGCAGACCTCCAGACGCGCGATATCACAGGCCTTGGCCTGGCCGCGCTCGCCAATCGCTTCATCCTGACCGGCTGGGCGCCGGGCGTCACCGAGGCGGTGCTGGCCCAGGTCGACGACAATACCGACGACAATCGGGTGACGCTGTTCGTCGACACGGCGACGCTTGCCCTCAAGGCGCGCTTTGTCGTCGCTGGGGTCACCGTCGACACGCTGCCGCTCAAGACGATCGCGCTGGGGCAGCCCTTCACTGCGGCCGTCAGCTGGGGCGCGTCGGACTGGCGCGGTCAGGCACACGCTGCCGCATGGCAGCGGAGCCAGGCTGCTGGTACCATGCCCGCCCTCACCCGGCTGCGCTATGCCAGGAGCGTCGCGGGCCGCGAAGCCTCCCTGTGGCTGGCCAACGCCTACGGCTTCGCCCGGATGTTGACAGAGAACCAGGTCGGCCGGCTGCTGGTCGCTGCGGCCAGCTCGTTCGATCCGCTCCTGTCCGCCACCCAGGCGTTGCTCGACACGGCCGAGAACATCGGTGGGGTAGACTACATCAAGGACAGCTTCCCAGGCCTGTGGCCGATCCGGCGCTCCAGCTTCGACCGGCAGCTGCTGCGCTTCGAGACCCGGCTCAATTACCGGGATGAGTACGACCAGAACAATGACCGGGACTATATCCGCTCGGAACTGCACTCCACCCCGAACAGCCCGATCGGGGAGGCCTGGATGGCCTTCACCACCACCCCGATCAACATCGATGGAGCCCTGCCGGTATTCCTGGAAGACGGGGTGACGCGGCGTTCCTATACCCATGCCAATCTGTGCCAGCTCAAGGCCGCGCCGGACCCGACCGGCATTCCGATCTTTGCCATCAATCTCAATTCCGATGGCTTCCGCGCCTATGTCGGTGGCGGCGACGCCATTGCCGGCGCTGATGGCGACGATCGCAGCGACTTCTATTTCATGGACATCGTCCCCCGGGTGGGCAGGACGCACCTGTGGGTGGCGCAGCTCATCCCCGGCGTACCGGGGACAGGTCATGTGCGGGTATGGTGCGACGGGCGCATCATCGTAGATGCCGGGGGCATCCATGTCGCCTATCCCGAGACAACCCATATGTTCGCCAAGTTCGGCCTCTACTGCCACAAGAACGTCAACGGCCTTATCGTCGACATCGGCTATCCCAAGTTTGCTGCCGACCTGAGCTACCTGGTCCCCTGATCATCACTCCAGCAGCTCGAGCGCGATCGCGCCGATCTCCTCGGCCTCGGCTTTGGTGTATTTGCCTTCGAGCTGGCGGCCAATGTCCAGGCGGGTGCCTCGGCCGGCATAGGCCTGGTCGCTGTGGTCGCCCTCGTGGATCCGGCGCCAGACATTCATCGCCTCTATGATGAACCTCGCCTGGGCGTCGTCGACCAGGATCAGATGCTTGGGCATGGGTACCTCACTCACTCACGGTTGACCACAACGCTGGAGCCCCAGGATTGGCACCAATCCCCGGAGGGCGCGATGAGCAAGGTTTACCGCAGCTGGCAGGACTTCCCCATGGACCAGTGGCGCTGGCCCAGTTTCAGCCCGCAGGAGCTGGCCAGCAAGGGCGAAGGCGAGCTGCTGATCGACGAAGACAGCATGGACAAGCTGCAGGCGCTGCGCAACGTGCTCGGCAAGCCGATGCTCATCACCAGTGCCTATCGATCGGCCGCGCACAATGCCGCCGTCAAGGGCGCCAGGAACAGCCAGCACCGCAAGGGCAAGGCCTTCGACGTGATGATGACCAACCAGGACCCCGCCGCCTTCGAGCGCGCCGCGCGGGCCAACGGCTTCACCGGCATCGGGCACTATCCCAAGTCCGGCTTCATGCATATCGACACCGGGCCGGCGCGCCACTGGAACGACGGCAGCGATTTTCCGCAGACGGCGGCCGGCACGCCCACCCCCGCCTTCCAGACCGAGCCCAAGCGGGAGACCGTGCTCGACGTCGTCAAGAGCCCGGGCGTGCTGATGGGCGGCGGCAGCATCATCACCGGCGCCGGCGCCGTTACCCAGGGCAGCGGCCCGTTCCAGTATGCCCTGGCGGCCGTGCTGGTGCTGCTGGTGCTGGCCTTCATCGGCTGGCTCGCCTTCAAGCTGCTGCGCCGCCCGGCCGATGTCTAGCCGCGCCATCATCATCGCCCTGGCCATTGCGGCCGTCCTGGGCGCCGTGGGCGGCTTTGCCGCCTATGTCCGGCACCTCGGCTACCAGGACGGCCATGACGACGCCAGCCGCGCCTGCGAGGCCGAGCAGCAGCGCATCGAGGATGCCAACAACCAGGCCATCGGCGATGCCGAGCGCGAGCTCATCCGCATGGCCGACGATCTCTCCCTCAGACATCTGGAGCTCGACAATGCACTATCCGGCATCGACCAGGCGGCGGCCGCCGATCCTGCTGGCGCTAACCTGTGCCTTGGCCCTGGCAGCGTGCAGCGGCTCAACGCCATCCGCTAGGGGCAGGATCCTGCTGCCGGCGATGCCGGCGCCGATCGTGCGCGAGACGCCGCGGCCGGCGCTGATACCGGTGGGACCGATCAGCCAGGCGCAGACCGAGCAGCTCTGGGGTCGCGATCGCGCGGCTTTGCTGTCCTGTGCGGCCGAGAAGGGCGCAGCCCTCGATTTCTATGACCAGCTGGCCGCCGGCCTCCGGGGCAACCCGTGACGGCAGCACCGACCCCCAAGCCACGTCGGTCGCGATCGGCAACCGGCCTCGAGCGCCAGCTGCTCGACGAAGTGCTTGAGCTCAAGGACCAGGTGCAGCACCTGGCTGTGGCGATTGAGCATAACACCAACGCCATGGCGCAAACCCAGATGCTGTCGGCCCGTGACATCGTCGCCCTGTCCGACAAGGACAAGGAGCATGACCGGCGGCTCAACCTCATCGAGGGATGGCAGGGACAGCTCGAGCAGGAGCGCGCCGAGCAGCGCGGCGCCGCCCGCATGCGCAAGTCGATGCTGGCTTTGGTCACCAGTCTGGCGGCCCTGGGCGGCGGCGTTGTCAGCGCCTTGGTGAACTGGGTATTGCGGGGCGGCAGCTAGCCGCGCGAAAACCGCGTCATTTCACCCGCCTATCGCGCGAGGGGCAGGTACAAGCCATTGATGTTGTTGGAGTGCCGGATGATTGCGAACGACGCGCTCTCCCAACTGAGCTACAGCCCCGTTCCGACGGGTCCATATGGACAGTATTGCGAGCAAATGCAAGGGGCTTAGGCCATGCTGCCGGCAGGGTTTCGAGCCTCTGCCGGCAGGAACGCGCGACGAACATTGCGACGGTTTGAAGCGTCGCACGTCGCATATGCGACGGCGCTGTTCTGTTTGCGTTCTGTTCAGGGTCCCGGATGGGCAGGATGGACAGGCCAGTTAAGGTCTGCTTAACGTGCGGGCCTTGGGGGAGATTCATCATGCACAGATCTATCGCGGCCGCGACGGCCGTTGCCGTTGTCCTGGCAGGTTGCGCCTCGGCGCCGAAGGATATCGCGCCGGCCTATGTGTCGACCGGGCTCTATGAGAACCTCAGCTGCGCCCAGCTGCGTGCCGAGGCCGAGGGCGTATCGGCCCGGGCGATGGCAGCGTCGGGCCAGCAGGACAAGAACCGCAGCAGCGACGTGGCGATGACGACGGTGGCCGTGGTGCTGTTCTGGCCGGCCGCCTTCTTCATGAAGGGCGACGGCGCGGCCGCGGCGGAAGTGGCACGGCTCAAGGGAGAGATGGCCGCTATCGAGCAGGTCAACCGCATCAAGAATTGCGGGATCACCTTCGCGGCGAGCTAGAGCGATACGTCGACACGGGCGCCACTGGGTAGCCGCTGCCAACCTTCGGGCGTCCAGGGCCACGCATCGAGTGAAAAGCGTCCGGTGTCGTATCGGTGGCACATATCGAGAAGGTAACCCGGGTCAGCTGGGTATGGGGCGTCGTTCCACGCCGCAATCAGGCTGCGCCGGACGTTGTTACCGTAGGTGTTGAGCCTCGCTCGCGCCTGGCGCCAGCGAGCGGCGCGCTGCCGGCGATCATCGGCCTCCCATTGCAGCCACTTGGCAGCACGTTCAGCCATGACCGCATCTTCGTCGGGCTGCTGCTCGGCGACAATATCTGCCAATAGTGGCAAGGCTTCGCGTTCTAGCCGCTGCTTGCGGCGTAGTGCCGCCCGCTTCCGAGGGGTGTCCGACCACCCATATCGCGGCCAGCGCTTGAACCTCATTGGTCGACCCGCGCCTGCAGCGCCTTCACGCCGGCATAGATCTGGTCGACCACTGTGCTGGTCGGCAGCTCGAGCAGCCAGGTGGTCATCTTCTGCAGCTGCAGGGCGTGGCGCAGCTCGAGCGAGACCAGGTCGGCGCCGAGCTCGCCGGCGACGGTGATGCGGCTGCCCAGCAGGGCGGCGGTCATCTGGCAATGGCTGCAGAGTTCATCGGCAACCCACCAGCAGGGACCATCGACGTGGTTGTGGCAGGCGCAGCTATCGGTGCAGCCGCAGGCGCGGCAGGTGCGGGCGGTCATGGTGCCAGCCTCTTGCGTGCGGCCACCAGCCAGTTGCGCAGCGCGCCCTCAATGCCGGCGGTGCAGGTCGACTGGATGCCAAAAATCCTCACCCGGCTGGCTTCCCAGTTCGGGCGATCATCAATTTTGCCGCCGGTACTATCGCGGAGGCGCTGCACAGCTGCCTGAATGGCAGCGCGGCGCTCTTCCCGGGTGACCTCGATGTCGAGCTGGGACCAAGGCGGCACAGTGGCCAGCTCCTTCTCGACCAGGGCGATGTGGCCCGTGAGGGACAGCCCGTTTACCAGGGTGCTCATGGTGCGCTCCTGGCGATGCGGGTGGCGATGGCGCGGCGTTCGGCCGGGTCGGTTTCGTGGACGAGCAGGTCGATCAGCTCGCTGGGCGCCGGCGGCGGCGCCAGGCAGGCATAGAAGGCGCGGGCCGCCTCGAGCAGGCGCGCCTGGGGATTGACCGGCGGCTCCGGCGGCAGCGGGCGGGCGGAGAAGGCGCGGGCGACGGTCATGCGGCTTCTTCCTGCAGCTGGCGCGCCACCAGGGCGAGCAGGCGATTGCTGATGGTGCTGCTGGGCCGGCCGAGGGCGCGGCCGATCTCGGTGCTGCCGATATCGTCGGCATCCATGGCGAGGATGATGGCATCCTCCTCCGGGGTGAAGCGGCGGATGGTGACGCCGTTGCGCCGGTAGGTCATGGGCAGGCGTACCGCGCCCGGGCCCTTGCCGATCGGGAACACGGCGGCCAGCAGGCACTGGTGGCGCACCGCGCCGATCGAGCAGCCCATGCGCATGGCGATGAAGGCGAAGGACTTGTTGGCGCGGCGCCAGGCGAACATGCGCGCCAGCTGCTCGTCGGTGAGATTGTGGCGGCGGCTCATGGCGCCGCCTCGATAAACTCGAACCAGCCGTCGTTGTCACCAAAGCGCACGACAGGGCTGATGCCGCAGCAAGAGCAGACGTCAAAGATGATGGTACTGGTTGCATTGGCCTTGCGTTCGACCCTGCCGAGCGCCCCAACGGGCACAACAGCCTGCGACGTCACGCATTCCCGCAGCAGGCGTACCTTCTTGCGGAGCCAATCCTTCTTTTTCTTCGGCGGTTGGACGTCAACCCACTGGCTCATTTCGCTTCTCCCTGTACTTCATACCAGGCGACCAGCTTGGCGATGGCCGAGCGGGCGAGCTCGGGATGCATGCCCAGGTAGTGCTTGAGGACCGAATTGATGGTCTCGAGGCTGTGGCCGGTGATGGCGGCGATCTGCGGAATGCTGCATTCGGCCAGGGCCAGCCAGGTGATGGCGGTATCGCGCAGGTCCTGGTCGTGGAAATCGGCCAGGGACGGCATGGGGGCAATGGTGACGACGTCGCCGGTGCCGGCATGGCGCGCGGGGACCAGCGGGCCCTTGCGGCCGCCCTTGAGGCGGGAATGGACCATGCCGGTGGCGGCGAAGCTGCGCACCTGGGCGAAGACCTTGACGTACCAGTCGGTCTTGAAGGGCGCACGCGCCACTTCATCGACGATGAGCTGGGGATAGGTGACCTTCCAGTGGCGCCGGCGATGGCGCATGGCCGCGAGGCGCGCCCGCAGCTCGGGGGCAGGCGGCACCACGATGGGCTGGCCATGCTTCTTGTGCTGGCGGAAGGTGATGCCCTGGGAGCTTTCCTCGGCCTCGGAAATGGCGAGGCGATCGTTCTGGCGCTGGGCGGTCCAGACGCCCAGGGTGATGCTGTCGCCGATTTCGGGGCGGCCCAGCAGATCGGCCGCGCGGATCAGCTGCAGGATCTCCGCCTTTTCGCCGATGCGGATCCGCGGCGCCGCCGTGGGCAGGGTGTGGCCGCTATCCTTGAAGGCGTGCTGGCCCTTGAAGTTGCGCTCGGCTATGGCCCAGGTGAACATGGCCGACGCGGCGGCGCGCGCCTTGCGGGTGGAGGCGAGGCCATGCTTGACCTCGATGCGGTCGAGCACGCCGGCCATGATCGAGGCCGTCAGGGCGGCGGCCGGCGCATTCCAGATGCGGCCATTGTCGAGCGTCTCGAAGCGGCGGGCGCCCTGGGCGTAATTCTTGACAGTATTGGTGGCCAGCGGCCGGCGTTCCTTCCTGCCCTCGACGACGGTCTTGCCGCGCATGCGGGGCTGGGCGAGGAAGGCCTCGAACAGCTGGCCCAGGGTTTCGTGGCCGGGGACGCGGCGCAGCTGGCGAGCCTGTTTCGGGGTGGCGCCGGCGAGCTGGTCAATCAGGGCCTGGCGATCCCGGCTCCAGGCGATCGCCTCCTCGAGGGAGAACCAGCGGCCGTCGGGATGGCGCAGGTCCTCACCCTTCATCGAGAAGGGCGGCCGGCGCAGGCGCGGCCCGGGCGAAAAGCGCGGGCGCATGGTGCTGACATCATCGCGCTCGATGCGCAGGGTGATCAGCGGGATCTGGATGGTGGCTTTGCCCATGAACATTCTCGGGATGCTCCGCGCAGCTGGTGAAGGGAAAAGGCCCGGCGGGTACGCTGGCGGGAGGTAAGCCATCCCGCCGGGCTTAGACGGCTGCCGAGGGGCAGCAGCCGAATGGGTCAAACCAGTTCGTATTCCACCCCGTCCTCCGTGACGGCGACGGTGGGCGCGGTGGCGATGGCAGGGCCGTGGATCTCGATCACCCTGGTGACGGTTACGGCATCGCCGGAGCTGTTGGTGCCAAAGACGGTGATGGCGGCGCCGGAGCGCTTGGCATGCCAGTTGGTCAGTCGTGTACGGCCCATGATGGCCTCCTCTCGGTTGGGTCGGCAGGTGAAGGGAAGGGGCGGTGCGCTTGGAGCCGCACCGCCCGGGCGCTGCTAGGGGTCGAGCAGCGCGACGGTGTTGCGGCCGGCATAGGTCAGCACCAGGATGTGCTTGCCGTCCTTGAAGTCCTCGCGGGCGATCCCGAGCCGGGTGAGCGGCGCGATCGTGGTGGCCTTGCGGAAGTCGCCGCCCAGCTTCCAGCCGTTGCGCACCTTGAAGGCGCGGCCGAAGCGGTCGAGCGCGCGCAGCACATCGATCTGGCTGGGCGTCAGGGCTTTACGCGGGTCGGCAACAACAGCGGATTGGGCGGGGGAGAACATCAGGCCACCCTCGCCGCGCCGTAGTCCTGCTCGAGCTCGGTGACGAGGGCCTCGATCTCGGGATCGCCGAAGGGGATGCCGCGGGGCCGGGCGACGTTGAGCTCGCCATTGGAGCTGATCCAGGCGACGACCGCCGGCTTGCTCCACTTGCCGACACCGGGGAGCCGCCCCGGGAAGTTGGGCAATTCGCCCTTGCTCACGCGGCGCCGGAAGGTAGGCTCGCTGAGGCCGAGCAGGTGGGCCACCTGGCCGCCGCTCAGCGTCATCGAGCCGTTGAGATTGAAATCGAGGAGGTTTGTGGGGTCCGCCTTCCCCCTGGCCGCATGCATGCTGACTTCCTTTCGCGTGATCTGGACACCAAATCACGGGAAAGATGTTACCAATGTAACGTCATGTCAAGTATGTCACGTGACGAATAGTTTCACGTGCGACAAGTCACGTGACAAGTCGCATGGAAACCCTTTGGCCCCTCTCAATAATTTTTGGTTTAAGACGCTAGTGGCAAACGAGGACGGATGGCGGCGATCACCACCCCTCGAATGAGCACCCGATCATCCACCGGGATGGGGCGAAGGTATTCGCGCTGGTCCGACGCGCCCATGAGATAGGGCGGGTAATACACCCGGAACGCAGTTTCCGGATTACCCATGCGATCGAAGACCTGGGCGCAGACGACGTCGCCAGCGCCGGGCATGGCATTGAGATCGACCATCAGCACATCGCCCGGGAGATAGCCCAGGTTCTCGATGGCCCGATTGTGCAGGATCCAAGCATCCACGGCGTTCTGGCCGGCCTTGGCAGCCTGCACCATGCGCGCCACCGTCGGATCGGCGGCGTTGTCGTTCAGCGGTTCGGCTTCGCGCTCGGTGAAGCCCTGCGGGATCTGCGCGCGGCTGTTCTCGTAGTGCGGGATCGGCGAGACCGCCAGAAGCTTGGCCACCGTGTCGGTGTCGAGCTTCTTGCTGCTGGTCGTGTCATTGGTGAAGCGTGACAGGGTTGCATGGGAGACGCCGGCGCGACGCGCGAGCTCGGACTGCGACCAGCCCGTCTCTTCGTAAATCGCTTGCAGCCAGGCCTGCTGCTTTCGCCGCACGTTTTCCACGAGCCGGAGCATAGGACGCGTCACTCTACAAAACATCACGTGACAAAATGCTTGACGACGTTACCCAAATCACAAGATCGGTAACAACACAACCGATGCGCGTGGTGACTTTGCATGAAAAAATCGTGGAAGGACCTTGAGGAGGCCCGAACCAAGCTCAGGGGCCTGAGCCGGGCGGAGCTGGCCAGGCGGGCCGGGATCAGCGAGAGCGCCTTTACCAAGGGGCTGGCCGGCGACCGATATCCACAGAAAGAAACGCGCCAGAAAGTCGAGCTGGTGCTCGAGGCGCAGCAGCGCATGCAGGAAGCGGGGCTGGTGTGATGTCAGCTCTGCAGTCGCGCGCCCCAAAGGATCCACGTCAGGCCCAGCACGATGTCGGTGAGGCCGATCTCGCCGGGTGGCCACTGGACGCCACCCAGCAGGATCACCGCGACCCCGCCCAGCATCAGCAGCCTGCCGCGCCAGGCATGCCACCAGTCTTGCAGATCCATTCGTCCCTCCCCCAAACCCCAGGAGCCTAGCATGACCACCGAAGCCCTCAATCCATCCGTCGACCCTATCCGCCTGGCCGAAATCACTGTCCTGTCCCATGGCAAGCACCGCTCGGCCGAAGAGGGCATGTGCGCCATGGAGGCCGCCAGCTTCATCGCCGGCGAGCCCTTCTCGGATCATCCGCAATGCGTCTGCCCGGTGATCGCCGCGTTTATGCGGACCTGGAATGACCGCCTGCCGGACGAATTGCGCACCGAGGTCATTCTCCCGCTGATCCCCAAAATGATCCGCTCAACGGCCTCGCACGCGACGCAGGTGCGTCGCGCCTATGCGCTCGCGGACGGTGCCGTGCGCGTTTTCGCGCCCGCAGCACTGCGTGCGGCCGGAGTAATTGGGTCCGCCGAGACCCTGGAGGCCCTGCCGGAAATCGTCGATGCGACGACAGCGTCTCGTGCCGCCCGTGCCGCCGCTGCCGCCGCCGCCTATGCCGCCGCCCGTGCCGCCGCCGATGCCGCCGCCGCCGATGCCGCCGCCGCC